CAAGTATTGACATTTGCGGAAGCAAAGCAACCGGAATATAAAGAGAAAAAAGGCGAAGGGTATATGCAGTATGGTCAAAACAATGACTATCCGCAATACTTATTAGACTTATTTAACAAATCTGCAAAGCATAACGCTATCATTCGTGGCAAGGTTAATTACATTGTCGGTAATGGTTGGGCAGGGGAGCAAGATATGGTTAAGAAGGTTAATAGAGAAGAAACTCTTAATGACTTAACTAAGAAGGTTGCTTTAGATTTAGAACTATTTGGCGGTGCTTACATACAAGTTATATGGAGCGTAATTGGTGGTCAAATAGCTGAACTATGGCATTGTGATTATACAAAGATTAGAACAAACAAAGACAACACGCAGTTTTGGTATAAAGACGATTGGAAGCTTACACGCAATCAAGAAAAAGCTGAGATATACAATGCGTTCAATCCTGCTAATCCACAAGGTGTGCAGATACTTTATGTAAAAGAATATAGACCTGGAATTAATGTTTATTCTTTGCCTGGTTATTTCGGTGCGCTTAATTACATCGAAAGTGATGTAGAAGTAAGTAAGCACGTTTTGGGTAATGCTCAAACAGGGTTTTCTGCAAGTAAACTTATTACACTACCGAACGGAGAGCCAAGTCCTGAAGAAAAACGTCTTGTAAGTAAGCAGTTCGATAATATGTATACGGGTGCAGACGGCAAGAAATATCTACTTGCTTTTGTAAACGATGCAGCTCGTAAACCTATCGTAGATGATTTAGGTGCGAGTGATTTAACTAAAGAAGACTTTGGTCGTGTAGACGAACTTATACAAACTAACATTTTTAGCGGACATCAGATTACAAGTCCTGATTTATTTGGTATTTCAACACCTGGTCAATTAGGAAGCAGACAACAGCTTAGAGATAGTTACGAGATATTTCGTAATACTTATGTTCACTACAAACAAATGCAGATTGAAGGCGTATTCAATATGCTTGGACAATATGCAGGAGTTACAGAAGAATTAAAGCTTCAGCCGGTAGACCCAATCGGTATTGACTTTAGCGAAAGCGTAATTAAAGAAGTAGCACCTAAAGAATGGATATTAGAGAAGTTAGGTATCGACCCTACTAAATACGGATTGCCTATTGAAAGTGAACAACCAATGGCAGCAAGTCCTTTAAGTGTGAACGAGCATATTAAAGGCTTAAAAGGTCGTGAGTGGCAAAATATGCAGCGTATTATTCGTGATTTTAATAAGGGCAAGATAACAAGGGAACAAGCAAGTTCAATGTTAAAAGGTGGATATGCTTTAAGTGATGACGAAGTTTCTACTTGGTTAGGAACTGAAGAACTTGAATTTAGCGAAGAAGATTTTAAAATTTTCTATGAGTTCGGAGATGACGAAGATAACTACAACGTATGGAGTGAGCGTAGAAAGTTTGAAGACAATCAATTTCAAGCGTTTGCAGATGTAACACAATTACAAAGCAATATCTTAGATTTAATTAGTAAGCAAAAGTTAATTACTCCTGAAGTTATTGCAGAAACACTTAAAGAAGATGTAGGTGCAGTAAAGCGTGTTATTAATACATTAATCGAGAAAGGTTTTATTAAAGCTACTGAAGTTAAGATAGGTAAAGGCATTGATAGTAACATACAAATTGAAAGGACATTAACAAGACCTTTAAGCGAGATTGTAGAAGCTATGAAACCTGAAACTACTGAGATTTTAATACGTTATGCGTATAAATGGAAAGCAGGTTTTAGCAATATAGACATTAGAACAAGCAGACCTTTTTGTAGATACTTAGTAGGTGCAAAGAAGGTGTATAGTATGTCTGAAATTCAGCAAATGAGCGCACGACTTGGCTATGATGTTTTTGAGCGTGGTGGCGGTTGGTATACATTACCAGGAACTAATACGCACTCACCAAGTTGCAGACACGAGTGGAAGTCAATGATAGTAACGAGAAAAAAATAAGAAATGAGCTTAAACACATTATTCATAAGCGTACAGAATATTAAAGACAGGTCTGGCTTACACGCTAACGTAGACGAAAAACTTGTATTGCCTGAGATTAAGACCGCACAAGACATTTATATCTTACCTGCGCTTGGTAGTGCTTTGTACAATCGTTTACAAGACGGAATTAATAACTGCACACTAAACCCTGACGAAACAACGTTATTAGATAACTACATAGCAGATACTTTGGTACACTATGTACTTAGTGAATTGCCAATGGGTTTATCTTATCAGTTCTACAATAAAGGGTTATTAAGAAAAAGTGGCGAGAATACAGAGAACCCTTCAATGCAGGATATGATTGACGTGGCTAATAGATACAAGGCAAGAGCTGAGTTCTATAAGCAAAGAATGATTAAATACCTAAAAGAATATTCTACGACTTACCCTGAATACCTTAATCCTGGAAGTGGCATTGATGCAATCCACCCCGAAAACGATGCTTACACAACGAGCATTTGGCTTGGAGATTTTGATTGCTGCGCAGGTAAAAGCTTTGAGGAACTATATCAAGGGAATAGAGGTTGTAGCGACTGTTAATATGAGCAAAGTAACAACAATAAAAAACCAAAATAAACTTCGTGTTTATTTAGAAAAAATTAAGAATGAGCCTAACGTTAAACCAAATCGTCAAACAAATAACGACACTCGGAAACGACCACGAACAAATTAACTTTGTTTACTTTGGCGATGTGTGGGAACGTTTGTCTAATGGCGAGGTTACTTACCCTGCTATGTTCTACACTTTAACGGGTGCGACTATAAACGCTAAAAATATTACTTATAATTTTAGCCTTTATTTTATGGACAGAATGTTAATGGAAGAAACAAACGAAACCGAAGTTTTATCGGATATGACTTTAGTAGGTCAAGATATTGTAGCGCAGCTTAGATACCCTAAAGCAATTTGGGATATTGGCGACACCGCACCTTTGACTTACTTTACCGAAAGCGACCCTGACTATCTTGCAGGGGTTAAAATAGATATAACAATGGAATTACCTTACCTAAACGACAGATGCCAAGTACCTTCAATTTACACTTATTAAATTTAAAATATGTCTTGTAGTTCATCAACCGCAGATTTTCGCCCTGCACAATATAATATCCAACTTTGGCGGAACGATAGTTGGGTACAAACTTTTGCCATAACGGCTGAGAATGTACCTGTAAACTTAACGGGTTCTACTATTACTATTCAAGTTCGCAAAACTGCTAACGCTACTGCGGTAGATTTAAGCTTATCAACGGGTGGTAATGGCATTACTATTTCTGGTGTGGGTAATAACCAAATTGTTTTGAACAAAGTTGTTAATATTGCCGCAGGAAACTATTTATATGATATGAACGTTACCTTCCCAAGTGGTGTTGTTAAGACATACGTTTGGGGAACTTTTTTAGTACAAGAAGATATAACTAAGATTTAATGAGTACAACAATAACACCTACTGAGCAGAATATAGAAATTAACGTTAATAACGATGTAATTGATATTAATGTTACAAACGAAATAGTAGATGTTAATGCTACTACTCAACAAATAGATATTAATGTTGCAGGTGCTTACCCTTTACCTAACCCTGTTTTGTCGGTGTTTGGTAGAACGGGTTTAGTAGTTGCAACCGAAGGGGATTATACTTTAACACAATTAGGCGATGTAACTTTATCAAGTCCATCAAACGGACAGGTTTTAAAATATAACGGCACTGCTTGGGTTAATGGTTTAGATGCAGGTGGTATTACTACTTTAAATACTTTAACTGCATTAAGTCAATATTTTGCAACAGGAACAAGTGGTAGTGATTTTAATATTTCAAGTGCAACGGCTACACATACTTTTAATCTACCTACGGCATCGGCTACAAATAGAGGTGCTTTGTCAAGTGCAGATTGGACTACTTTTAACAATAAGCAAAATGCTTTAACTAACCCAATAACAGGAACAGGTACAAGTGGACAGGTAGCTTACTTTAATGGTACTACAAGTTTAACAAGTGAATCTAATTTATTTTGGGATGCTATTAATGATAGATTAGGAATAGGTGGGACTCCGGGTGCTTTTACTTTAGATGTTAATGGAACTGCAAAGGTTGGAACATCGCTTACAATACTATCACCAAATGCCTTACAAAATTTAGTGATAAGCCACGATAATAGTGATGTTTATCTAACTGCAAGTGCTTCAACAAGTTCAATTAGAGCAAATAAAAGTATTAGACCAACAACAAATAACTCAATTACTCTTGGCTCATTTAACTTAATTTGGTCACAAGTTTATGCAAGGCAATTTTTGCCAACTATAGGAAGTGCGACAGGAGTACCTTATGCTTTTACTGATGGTAGTGGTAATACTATTCAATCAGGTATGTTTGGTGGAGCAAATTTTTTAGCCTTTTCGGTAGTAGGAACAGAGGCAGCAAGATTTGCAGATACATCACGAAACCTCCTTATTAACACCACCACAGACGCAGGTTTCCGTCTTGACGTTAATGGTACTGCAAGAGTACAGGGGGTAGCAACATTTACAATTGGCTCTTCAACACTTAATAGTTATTTAAATACAATAGATATAACTCAAACGAATAGTATTGCACCGGGGGCTTTCCCTACAATGGGATTATCTATTCAAGGTACATATACTGATATTAATGCTGCTAACAACACTCCATATAATCCATTTTTAAATGTTACACCTACAATAAATTTTACTAATTCAACTTTAAGTGGTGCTTTAAGAAGTGCTTTGAATCTTTCACCTATTTGGACTGCTACAGGTAGTAGAGATATAAATAATGGTATTACTCTTTTAAATATTAGACCTTCATTTACTGCAAGAAATGTAAATAACATTACGGGTATTTTATATAATCCTACATTTACTTTAAGTGGTTCACTTAATAACCACATAGCAATACAAACAGTAAGTGGCGATGTCTTATTATGTACAACAAGTGGTAACGTAGCAATAGGAACATCTACTTTAGCAACTGCAACAGAACTTACTTTAGGTGGTAGTCAAACTGCATCAAGTGCAATAGCAAGAGGTGGATTAATAAACACTACCTTAGTAGCAGCAGCAAACAATGATGTATTAGTAGGATTAGATATTAACCCTACGTTTACTAATGGTGCGTTTACGGGGGTGACGAACTTAGGGTTGAGAGTAACAGGTGGTGTAGGTCTTATTAATAGTAGTGGTACAAATAGAAGCACACAATTAACAACAAGTTTTGGAAATGATAATTTGCCAGCAATTAATATTTATCCTTTAAGTGGTACGAATGTCGGTCAATCTTTATATGTAATACCAAAAGGAACAGGATTTGGTGCAACTGTAAAATCACAATTTCTTCTTTTTAATACTGATTTTATTGCAGACCAAACAAATTATGAAGCGATTTATATTAGAAGCGCAGGTGCTTCATTTAATATTGCATCAGGAAAAGCTGGCACAGGTACTAATAGACCAATATTATTATCATCAGGATTTTTAGATGGTACAACTAATCCTAATCAATTTTGGGCTTATACAAGTGGAAATATTGGAATTAACACAAGCTCGGACGCAGGTTTTAGATTAGATGTGAATGGTACTGCAAGGGTACAGACAACTTTAACATTAAATGGTGCAACAAGTGGTAACATAATAATTACAAGTAGCGGTACAAATGATTGGGTTGTAGGAGGGAACGCTGGTGTTGCTACAAGGGATTTTAATTTGTATAATTACAACACAAATTCAATAAACTTAAGTGTAAATAGATTAAGCGGTAATGTTTTAGTAAATACCTCTACAGACGCAGGTTTCCGTCTTGACGTTAATGGTACTGCAAGGGTGCAGGGTACAATTACTTCATTAGTAGGGAATGGCAACATTTCATTAAATTTAACAAATGCTGCTGCTGATTCTGTTTTCATCAATACAATTTCTAGCACTTGGTCAAGAACTCAATTTACTTCTCAAAGTGTTAGCGGTTTTATTTATGCAAATCCACAAAATACAATTCAAGGAAGTGTTGCGTTCCCAACATCTATTGGTTTTGTAACTAATACTGCTGGAGTATCTACAGCAATAGGAACAACATTAGGAAGTAATGGTGGAAGTTGTCAATATTATTGTGGTAACAATTCTACAATAAATGGACATAGATTTTTTTATTCAAATAGTGAAAGATTTAGAATAGAAAGTAATGGTACGACAATAAGTGATAGTGGAACTATAAATATTTTATCTTCTGCATTATTAAATTTAGATAGCACAAATCGTGGATTCCTACCACCAAGAATGACATCAGCACAAAAGAACGCTATTAGTAGCCCTGCAACGGGATTAGTAGTTTACGATACAACATTAAATAAATTATCGGTTTACACAGGCGCAGCTTGGGAAACTGTAACAAGCTTATAAAACAAATAAAAATGAAACAAATCGAACCAGTGGTATTTCCACTAAACTTAGGGACTGCAACAATCTTAAATTCTTATTGCATCAATGACAATTTAAGCACTTCAGCAACCTTTTATTATGCGCTATTAAGCGATACACAAGTGCAACTATCACAAGGTAACTTGACTATGGAAGGGCAGGATTATGCTGATTGGCAGACAAACCAATATGCGTATGACTGGATAGCTGCAAAAATCAATGTTACAATCGTAGGCGATTATGTAGAAAATACAGAAATCTAATATAACTTTACAAAAAAAAACAACTATGAAAAACAAACAACTATTACAATTAGTAAGTAACATCAATGCCGTTATTGGAAATCAAAATACCAAGACGCAAAAGAAGCTCTTTAAAATCTACGAGAAGATTAAGCCACATCACGATGACTATAACACCGAAGTAGAAATTTTGCGTTTAGACAATGCGAGTACCGACGATAAGGATTGCTTATTACTTGATGAGAAGGGCGGTTACAAGTTCACAAAGGAAGGCATTAAAAAGCTTACTAAGGACATCGAGGCTTTAAATGATAAAGAATTTGACTTTGTAATAATTAACGTAGTCAATCAAGAAGGCTTACAGGACTTTACTTTCTTAGAAGATTGGACTACTGGCATCGAATTTAACAAACAAGAAGAAGAAGAATTATAAATGGAAAGTAACCACCAAGCAGACCAATCAACAATCGTATCTTTAATTAGTGCAACAATAAGCATTACAAGTATTCAACCACTATTCACATTGATTGCAAGTTTGGTGGCTATTGTTTCTGGAGCAATGGCTATCCGATACTACTACAAAATGACTAAAAAGCTTAAATGAGAATACTACTTTTAGCCTTATTACTTACTTCGTGTGCTTCGGTAAAGAAGGCATCGGAGCGTTTAGATAGCACTGTTGTTAAAACCTTTGACTCGGTGCGTGTAGTCGTTTTAGATAGCGTAACTAAAATAGTAGAAAAGGAAGAGTATTTTACCAAGACAATAACTTACTACGATACTTTGTGGGTTACTAAGGATAGTATGATAACAATTCCTAAGTACACGGAAACCTACACAAGAGGCACAAAAGAGAAACAAACGGATAGTAAGCAGACAAAGACGGACTCAATGGCTCTCAATCGCACAGAAAGTACCCAAATTTCGAAGATAACTAAAACTAAGGATAAGTCCTTCAGCGAATTTTATAAGGCTCTAATTGCGCTTATATTGATAATTACGCTAATCTTATTCTTTTGGAAACGTAAATAATATGGCAAAAGCAGCAAGAAGCGTAAACGTATCAGCTAACCCGTTACCTATTTCATTCAAAGAGTTTAGCAAAAACCCTGTTGTTGGTATGCTATTTTTATGTATCTGCGGTATTAGTTACCTCTACATTGACAATGCAAAGCGTAACGAAAAGCAAGACGAAAAGATAGGCAGCTTGTATGAAATGGTGCGTAAGAGCGATAGCAGTAACGCAGCAAGTACGGCTCGTTTGGAAATGGCAGTAGACCTTAAGGCTCTTAAAAAGTTTAAGTAATGCGCTATTTAATATTGTTTGCTTTG